GCCTGTATGGTTGCCTTCAGGTGCACGTGCATCCTCCTGTGCATCCGCAATTGCAGCAGGCGCCCGCGTGCGCCCCGGGCGACGGAGGGGAGGTGATGCCAGGTCATGGTCGATACCCGCTCCGCGAAGATCATCGAATTCCCCGACCTCCCGCCGAAGGGCTCCCCCGGTAACGGCGGTAGAAGGTCCTTGCTAGGGCAAGAACTTGGAACCTCGTTCGATCTCGGACAGCGCTTGTTCGCCTACTATTTAGGGCGCCGGAGATGTGTTCGATTATGGCTTACCTACCTCGGCGAATTCTCCGCCCGGGACTACCGCCAGATGCTGAGCAGGAACGGCACCGCCTCCGCGCTCGAGATGGTGCTCACCCTCCCGATCCGCGAGGCCGACTTCAGCATCGAGCCGGGTAAGGGCGACACCGGCGAGGCGGACTTCGCGCGGTCTGTTTTGCTGACGCCCGACTCGGAAGGCGGCATGGTCACGCCGTGGACCACGGTGATGGGCCAGATCACGGCCGGCCAGTTGTACAAAAAGTCCTTCTTCGAGAAGGTTTTCGGCATCCGTGAGCTGGACGGCAAGATCATTTACCGGAAGGTCGCCTACCGGCCCCCGGCGACGTGCCAGGCCCGGTACAACGACCGGACGGGCGAGGCGAACGGGTTCCGGCAGCAGGTTTGGTTGTTCGGCGGCAACCTGGCGATCTCGGGCAAGCAGAAGGTGCCCGGGTACGTAGACGTGCCGAAGGTGCGCAGCTACGTCTACGTGCACGGCAAGCACCGGGAGCCCCTCAGCGGTATCAGTGAGGTCGAAGTGACCTATTGGTGCCATTCGACCCAAATGAAGCTTTTGTACCTTTGGTTCCAGTTTCTCGAGGGGATGGCACTGCAGCGCCTCGTTGTCTACGGCAATGACCAGCCGGAGGCCACCCAGCGCGCCGACGACATCTCCCAGCTGCGCGGCTCCGGCGTCGTCGGCCTCGTCCATCCCATCGACGGGCAGAAGGCATTCGAGGCGATCCCGAGCGCCGGGGACGCGGGGGCGTTCTTCGAGCAGGCCCTCGCCTTCCTGTCATCCTGGGCGATCAGCAGCGTCCTCGCGGGCTTCCTCGGCCTCGCCAGCGCATCGACCGGAGGCCGCGGCGCCTACTCGCTGAGCCAGGACCAGAGCGACTTCTACTTGAAAAGCCGCCAGGGCGTGGCAAAGGAAATCGCGGAGAGCATCTCCTGCGACCTGATCCGCCCGCTGATCCTGCTGAACTTCGGCTCCGGCGCCGCGTTCCCGCAGGCGAAGTTCGGGCCTTTGCAGGACGAGCAGGTGCAGATGCTGCTCACGATGTTCGGGCAAATGGCGGCAGCCCCTGTATTGCATATCCCATTGTCGGTTTTTGACCTCCTGACGGAACGGATGGCGTCGATCCTGCAGCTTGACGTCGACCAGGTGCACGAGGCCCTCGTGTCCACCGCGTCGCAGCGGGCGGAGCAGCTCGCCGGGAACCCCCCGCCGGGAATGCCCCCGGAAGCAGCGGCGGGCTTGGGGCAGTTGCAGGGGCTGGCGACCGCGGGGACGGCGATCGCGCAGCAGGCAGCAGCGAAGCAGGCGGGGAGCGCGCCCCCGTCAACGGCACCGCCGCCGAGGATGCGGATGCCCTCCGGGGGGCCGCCTAAGCCTCCGCAGAACAACCCGATGGCCGGGGGACTACCGGGGAGCGGCCAGTGATGACCTTGCGGCAGTTCCTCAACGGGGCCCGGTACGGCTCACTGGAAGGCCCGGCGATCGTCATTGACTGGGAGAACCGCGCCGTCACCTACAAGCGCATGCCCGCCCGGCTGGTGACCCGGCTGGAGCAGTGGAGGCACCGGGGGAATGCCGAGGCGGCGGATCCGGCCGGGCAGGCCTTGCAAGGCGCGGACTACCGCACCGGGATCACGTACGGGACGGCGAGCCAGTGACCGAGTGGCGGCATAACGACGACGAGCGCCAGTGGGAGCTCGGCTACTACGACCTCGCTTACGAGCGGTTCATCGTCGGCGCGCTGGTGACTGACGAGCACCTTGAGCGCACTGTCCCGGAGATGACCGCCGCGTACCTGTACCGCCATCTCGGCAGCGTGCCCCCTCCGCTGGCAGGGTACCCGCCGCCGCCTCCGGTGCCGCTTGTGCCTGTCGTGTACGCGGACGGTGCCCGGTGACTCCGTACAAGATCGCGAAGACGCTGCGGGTCGTCCGGGAGGGCACCGGCGGCGCGGCGCGCCTGTTCATCGACGGCGAGCCCTTCGACTACGCCACCGTTGACGGGTTCAGCGTCCACCCGAGGCGGGGCGAGATGCCGGGGGTTACTGTCACGATCGCCGCGTGGCGGGTTGAGCTCGTGGACGACGCGGGCGCCGAGCCGGGCGAGCTGTCGCCGGGCGGCAGTGAATCACCAGCGAAGCCAGAGGAGTAGCTAATGAGCAAGATCGAGGCGGGCACTGTTGCCGTAGTCGTCCAGGACGGCACCACGTACAACCTTGCCGCCGACGACTTCGCTGAGGACGAGCGCGGCTACCTGAACGTCACGAGCGACGGCAGGCGGGTGGCGAGGTTCACGCCCGGCTACGCCGGCGTTTACCACCACGAGGACCTTGTGAACATACTTCCTCCGATACCGGAAGCGAGGTGATGCCCCGGTGACCGTGCTAGATGAGGCCCTGGCCGCGCTGAGACGGCTGGGTGACGCCACGGAGATAGCCGGGTTCGGCGATGCGACGGAGCCGCGCAACGACACGCCGGAGATGCGGGCCCGGCTGGCGTACGCCCGGCGCGCGCACGAGCGGCTGTCACGGGGCACCGAAGGCAGCGAGGGAGGCGGATGAACCCGACTGTTGGTCGCGTGGTGCACTATGTCAGCCATGGCACGCCGCTGCGCGCAGACGGCTCGCAGGCGTACGCGTCGCTATGCCGGGCGGCTGTCGTCACCGCGGTATACGACGAGCAGAACCCGCCGCCCGACCCTGAGTGCCCTCCCGGACCCGACTGGGTGGGCCTGGCGGTCCTCAACCCGACCGGGATGTTCTTCCAGCCGACCGTCTGCCAGGACGAGCGGGACCATGCTGCCGGGACCTGGCACTGGCCGGAGCGTGCCGGGTGACCGCCGACAACCGGGTTCTCGCGCTGCAGTACGCGATCGCCGCGATGGCGGCAGACGGGAACCTGAAGGCCGCCGGCGCCGGGGACGTCACCACGACGGCGAACGTGTTCTACCGCTGGCTCGAGGGGCCCGCCGTCATGGTCCTGGCCGCCGACTCGCTCACCTACCAGCAGGCAGCCCCGGAAGGGCCGGGGTCGCCGACTCTCAGGAAGGAAAACACAGTGCAGCTCACCGACACCCAGCAGGTGACCGTTTCCGTCAGCGAGGCCGACAGCAAGGGCCAGCCGGTTTCCGACCAGCTCACCTGGTCCGTTGACAACACGGCCGTCATCTCCCTCGTCCCGTCCGCTGACACCCAGTCGTGCCTGTGCGTGGCCGGGACTGACGGCACCGCGACCGTTACCGTCACCGACAGCAGCGTCACCCCGCCGCTGACTGCGACCGACGTGATCACCGTCGTGTCGTCGGCGGCGACCAGCCTCATGATCAGCGAGGGGACGCCTGAGGACCAGCCGCCGGCCCCCTGAGGCCCGGAAGCCCCGGGCGGCGTGCCCGCGCACGTGCGCGCCGCCCGGCCAGTGCCCGTTTGAAAGGAGGCGCGTGAGCGACAAGAGCCTACGGGCCGCGCTGGAGAAACTGGCCAGGTGGCGGAAGTTCTTCGCCAGCTGGCAGCTCGGCACGACCCTGGCCGGCGACGGGCGGTACAAGGCGGTTGCGCACCACCGGGAACTGTCGATCCTGATGCGGGCCGAGCTGTCCGCGCTGACCGGGCTTCTCCTCCGCAAGGGCGTCTTCACCGAGCAGGAGTGGCAGGCCGCGCTCGAGCTTGAGGCCAAGCAGCTTGACCACGACTACGAGGAGGCCTACCCCGGCTGGCGGACTACCGCGGACGGGCTGAGCATGAAGATGCCGGAGGCCGGGGAGACGATGCGGAAGCTGGGGTTTCCCCCGTGAGCATTCAGTTCCCGCACTGCGACCAGCGGGTTCTTCACGGGCCCGGCGAGTGCCGGTACTGTGACGCGCACCCGGACTGGCAGGAACTGCGCCGCGCCTGGCATATCGCGTTCAGCGGGC